CTGGTTGAGTAGAGCGGTAGCTTCGTCTGCCATGACTATCCATACCTCGAGGAGTCATCCAGGGCTCCGGCGAGGGAGGCTTGAATGTCAGGATTCTTGGGGTCGAACATGCCCTTGTTGAGATAGCTCTTGATCTGGGTGGGCTCGAAAGCGATGTAGGAGTCCCCACCACCCTCAATGATATTGCGGTAGACGACACCGTCGTAGCCTTGAGCTTTTAGCGCTGCTTTGGCTTGTGCACCAAGTTCTGCGATGATGCGCTCACGTAAATCTGATTCTGTGTAATCTTCTGCGAGACTAAGAGCTTGGTTGTTTACATCTTCGCGGAACTCAATGTCAGTATCGTATTTTTTCCAGGCAGCGTCTATCGTCTCATCTGTGTAGTCAAACTGACGCCAAAAAGTATCTTCTATTAAAGCGTCATCGTTGATTTTTTGCCTTTTCGCTAACTGGAGTAACCCTTCCTCGGTCATTCTAGCCGGGTTTTTAATAGATAAGTAAACGGGGTAGACTCGTCCTGGGGCGTCTGTCTCTGATCGAAGTCGCTGCCACTTGAGACCACCGATTCCGGCAAATGTGTCTGCTACATGGGGGCTCGTCGCAAAGTGAGCCCCCATGTAGGCGTTTGGATCACCCGAGCCAGAAAGGATTGTCGCCTCGTCTACGTCTATCCAGGGAGGCCCCTCTACGGAGAACTCGCTGAAATCGACTTTTGCAGTTGTGCCATGGTAGACGACCAACGGCTTTCCAGCATCGTCTACCACTGCCGACTCACCGAACCACTTCTGGAAGTAGGGAGAGTTTGTCCCCATCTCCTGCCACAGCCGCTTGGCCTCGGCAGCCTCGCCGAGCATCTGCTTGGCCGCAGTCTGGGCAGCCTGGTCGCCTTCCTGGGCAGCCTTGAAGGTCTCGGTGACCTTGGGCGCGATTGTGGTTGGGGGTGAGGGGAGGTCGCGCACCCCTTCGGCGGCTGATCGAGCGCTCACTTTCGGGCCGAGCTTTGTTCGGACTGCCGCTTTGTGCGCTCCGGCAGAGACACCCAGCTCGTGTGTCGCCTTCATCACCTCGGCAAGAGCGTTGCGGTCCTTCAAGCTTACGCCGAAGACATCGGCAACAGCTGCGAGGAGCTCGTTCCAGACTGTCGTGATTTTGCCGCCCGTGGTGGGGATCTCGATCTCCTTCAGTATCGCCTGGAACTCTGGATTGGAGAACGCTTCTGCGACGAACTCCTCAGCGTCCGTGAATCCGTATTCGCCGAGAGCGTGGGGTGAACCCTTCCAGCGAGGATACTGCACGGGACCGACGCCGTACTTCTCGAGCGGCACCCCCTTAGGAGACATACGAGTCGAGGTTATCCGGGTACTTAGTATATCTTGTGTCTGCTTATAGATTTCTTCGATTCTGTCGGCAGCAGCGAGAGCGCGTCGACCTTCTGCGGTGCTCTTCAAAGAGCGCAAGATCTCGGGTATACCTGTTCGTCCATCATAGTTGGCTTCTCCTCGGTTCATTTTGGCGGCGTGGAGGACCCGAGCGGTGCCCCCATGTAGCAGCTCATGGATAACTGTAGAGAAGCCCTTCAGGTGACGTGTTTGGTTTATGACGACGACGTCGTGATTAACGCTATACCAAGAGGTGCCCCGTGCTAGTTTCCTCTTCTTCTCGTCCGCCAGGTGTGCCGCCACGCTACGAGGCAGGTCGTCGAGGGTGCCGAACACAGATTCACGATACTTGGCTGGCGCATCAACGACTCCTTCTACGTCGTTGACGACATGGACGGGTATATCGTCTACGCCGGGGAAGCCTTTGAGATACTTCGCGACGGCGACTTCTGGGTCTCCGCGCCCATACATGCCTACATAGACCAGCTTTTGGGGTTGTTTGATTATTTCGTCGAGTAGGGTATTCGAGTCGGTCACCATGTAGCGGGGGCGGGGATCTTGGTCCCGGTACGGCGTGGGCGATTCATCTATATACTCCGTCTTCGTTTTGACTGTCTGGGTGATCCAATCATCGGCTTCGTGGTACGGCTCCCAACGCAGGGAAGCCTCCCACGGATCGCGGGGCTCGTACTTAGGATCGCGGAGCACATCGGGCGGTGAGGCACGAACCGCCGCCTCGGCTACGGGTGCGGCAGGCGCTGCTTCTGCGCTTCTTTTTAACTCACGGTATTCATTTTTAAGCATCGCTCGCTTGAATCCGTAAACTCCTCGACTCGGCGGAACTCCGGTCCGAGAACTGGGGAGAAGCGGCGTACCATCTACTGAGATACCTGTGCCGAATGTGACGAATCTGCTTCCGTCTTGCCTCTTGACCATAAGCTGTGTTGTTGGTTTGGCTCCTTTTGCGGGAGTCTTGTCGTATGGGGGAAATCGGTCTACTGGACCAAGGACTTGAACTTGTTCGTCGCCGAATGCTGCCTCGACTGGATATTCGCGGGTGTGCATTTTATCGAGGGCCGCGTCTGCTTGTTGCTTGTATTCGGCTTTGGTCGCCTCATCGAGATCTTCCCAGTAAGTGACGCCCGGTTCGCGTGGTTTTGCTCTGGCTTCGAGGAACTCATCCCAAGAAGGTAGCTTCTTGGCTGCACGCGCGGCAGGCGCCACCTCGGCTGCTTCCCTCGCAGCTTTGACGAAGGGCCCGACAGGCGGTCCGACAACTGCAGCCATGCCGAGACCTGACAGGGCAGCCATGGCTACGTCGCCTTCCTCGATGGCTTTGTTGAAGTAGTCTGCGTCGATGGCGTATCCGAGGGACGGGCTTGCGGCTCCCCCGAGTACTTCAGTCCACGCCTTTGCGCTGGGTCCGATCTCGAACTCTCCTTCGAGACCATAGCGCTTGGGCCACTCCCCGGGCGGGCGTTCGTCGAGGGGCGTTGCCTCTACCGATTCACCTGTGGTGGCTCGTCGATAGTGCTCTGGGCTGGCGTAGACACCCTCGGGGCCGGGCGCGTCTGCGACGGAGGGCTCCTCGGAGATCTCCTTCTTGCGCGACTCCATGACGGCTCTCCAGGCGTCTCGCTGCTTCTGCGTCATGTCCGGGGGCTCTTTCACCGCACCGCTGGGGCCCGGCAGGTCCACTGCTGTCGGAGGCGTGACGCGCTGCACCAGATTGCCGTACTTGTCGTAGACCTCACCCTCCTGGCGCGGCCTCTTGTAGCGCCGAAGGTCTGAACGTATCTGGTCGGCTTGTTCGCTGGTCAGCCCGGGGGCACTGTCCCACTCCGGCCTTTGAGCCAGAGTTTCGGCTGCGGCTTCGCGGCGAGCATCTGCGAACGCCTTCTCCTCTGTCTTGTCCGAGGGCACGAATGGCTTGGGCTCTGCGTCTTCCTCTTTCGCCGCATCTTCGCGCAGCTTGCGAAGTCGCAGGTCGAGGTCAGGGGTCAGGCCATAGGTGCTCACTTGGCGCCTCTGTAGCGAGGAGTGATTTCTCCAGGCCTCACATCCATCGGGGAGACAGCTTCGCAGGGCTGATCCGTCTCGTACTCGCCCTCGGGCTGAAAGTGCCTGTCGTAGTCCTTCAGGTAGAAGCGTCGTCGGTTGAAGCTTCGAGAGGCCCCTCCGGCTTCTCGGTGGGAGAGCACCGTGTAACCCACGGTCACTCCAGGGAGACGGCTACGGGGAGGCTTTGTTTTCGTCGGAGCGAGCCATGAACTCTCACGCACGTACTCCATGTTCTCGATAGGCATGAGCCAGATCACTTCGGATTCTCTGGGGTTGACGTTCATTACTGTCTCCGGGGTTAGGTGACTGTCCGGCCTGCCCAGCTGAAGCAGACTCGCATGGATGCACACTTGAAGTTCCAGGCCTGGCAGTAGCCGAGCTCTCCGCCCTCGATGGCTCGTTCGGGGTCACCCTCTCCACCGAGTCCGGTCTCGATGCACTGGAGCATCTGCGGAGTCTGGATGAAGAAGGTGCAGCCCTCGCAGCGCATCGACATCACGTTGTCGACGGTGTCGTTGAACTTCTGGGCATAGATCTCCCAGAACGGCAGGTTCTCACCTACGTCGTCGAGCTGTGGATTGACGGGACCGTACTTGGCTTCGTCGATGGCTTTCTGACGATGCTTCATGTTCAGGACGATGTCCTGCGTCACCCGAGGGCACCTGTCCGTCTCACGGGCGTCCCGCTTCGCTCGGTCGATGATCTCGTGTGATGTTCTCGCCACCTATCCCTCGTATTCTTTGATCATGGCTTGGATTTTCTCCCAGCCAGCTTTTTGGTCGAGAGGGGGAGCGAGCTCTGGCCTGAATACCATTGTGGTGCGCAGGATTTCGGGGTCGATTCCTCGGTCTACGGCTTGCGCGTAGTCGATGCTGCCGTCGAGGAAATCAGCCAGGTCTTGCCCCTGCTTCTGCTCCGACAGGATCTTCTCGGCCATTTTCATGGCGTCCTTGGATCGGTCCCCTGCGCGGATGGCCTTGAACACTGCCTTGGCGCTATCACCGAAGACGGGGAGGAACCCGACTCCAGCCATCACCATTCCGAGAGTGTCGTTGCTGCGGATTGCCGTGGCGAGGTCCTTGACGTCGATGGCGACTCCCGCAGGTGTGGCTCCCGCAGCAATCTCGGTAGCAACCTTCGCAGGACCGAGTTCCACCGGTCCCGTGGTTCCATGTCTCGTCACTCGCGTCTTGAGAGGCTCGGCTGCCTGCGCTGCCTGGCTGCTTGCGACAGAGGCCTCCCAGCGCCCCTGCTGCTCTGGGGTCATCTCTGGACGCTTCAACGTTGAGCCGCCGAGACGTATCGCCTCTTCGTCCTGGGCCGACCGACGCATCTGGTTGATCTTGTTGTCGGCTTCGTTCTTCAGGTTCAGGTATTCATCGGTGGGCATGGTGTCCTCTATTTGGCGGGTGCGCCTTCACGGATGGGTGCCCCTCCGCCTGCGGCGAGAGCTTCTTCGGGTGATTCTTCTCCACCACCGCCTGCCAACATCGCCAGCAGTTCTGGCGGGATGCCTTCTGCACCACCTTCACCGTTTGCGGCGACAGCAGCACCACCGAGGGCTTGCTGCTGGGCTGCTTCGGCCTGGGCAGCGGCAGTGGCTGCGACGTCTTCTTCGGGCAGTAGGATGTTGGCAGGTAGTCCGAGTCCGGTGATGAGTTCTTCGGTGAACCGTCTCACATCGACGTTCGGATTCTGCATCAGGAAGGGCAGCAGGTTTATCATGGTCTCGGCGAGAACACTGGGGTTTTGGCGGATGGGGTTGTAGCTGACCATGGAGAAGCTGACGTCCACGTCGTGGATGTCGGGCAGGTTGACGGTCGCCCAGCGACGGTTGCCCGCGACCCGGACCATCTTCTCTTCCTTCATGTACTTGCGGCACAGGTAGAAGGCCTTCTCACCCACGCTCTCGAGCGCAGCGTTGACATGACCCTCGCGGGTCGCCAACCTGGTCCGCATCTGGGCATCGATGATTGCCATCTCGGTAGCCGTCCTGGCACCTGTGACCTGACCTCGTGCAGCCTCGGCCAGGGCGCTGATGAAGGCGGCATCGTCTTCCTGTCGAGCCGTGAACTCCTTGACGCCCACAGGGGTCTGGGGCTGAGGCATCTCGTAGAACAGGGTCGCCAATGTGCGCAGGGCTTCGCTGTTCTCGGGGCTGATTCCGATGAAGCTACCGCTGGATGCCTCGACGGCCTTGTTGAGGTCCTCTTCGCTGATGCGCCCAGAGTCGTAGAGGATCCTCGGAATCATCAGGTAGACGATCTGCTTCATGTGTGTGAGCAGGTCGTTCACGGTCTCCTGTTGACTGAGGACGAGCTGGACCTCGCTCAATCCCAGACAGTCCACGCCCGACTGGTTCAGTGAGAACATGGAGTAGGGGATGTAGTCGATCTCGTCCTCGAGCACGATGGTGTCGGCCTGTTGGACGTAGTGCTGCACGATGTTGTGCTCGCGGTCGTAGTACTCCCAGACGGTGACCCACTGGAACGCATCACGGACGGAGTTGGCGTTCTTCTGGTTGCTGCCGCCCAGCATCCACGAGGGATAGCGGTCGGGCTGGATGTCTCCCATCCGGTCGATCTTGTACATGCCTGACTCGACCCGCTTCTCGAACTCCGACCAGGGAAGCACGGTGGCCTCGAGCCAGTAACGAATGTCGTCCACGTCCCGGACGGTCAGGTCGAAGAAGATGGCGGACGGGTCGACGACCTTGATCAGGGGCCGGTCGAGGGTCTGGCTCCAGCCTGTCTTGAAGATGCCTCGCTTGCACAGCACCGCATCGATGAGCGCCGTGGCGGCACGGCTCCGCATCCGGTTGGTATCGAAGATGTACTCCAGTAGACCGTTGACTGCGGGGAGCGCCTGCTGGCTACGCGGGTTGCGCGGGGTCGCCGCGACCTGGGGGTTCGGCCCGAGCAGTGCACTGATGGCTGTGTCCGCGATGGCGTAGATGAGGTTCTTGCTGCAGAGCATGCTTCGCAGCTGGCTCGTGTCGACGAGTGCGCCCTCCGAGGCCTGGTTCCAGAACTCGCCACGGTAGTAGCGACGAGCCTTGTCGAAGGACTGCTTCTCGTATTGGTCGTAGTACCGGCGATGGCGGTCGATGAGGCTCGATAGTTTCGGAGTCAAGGTCTACTCCTCGCGAGGCGCTTTCGCGCCACGAATGTGAGCAATCTTCGGAGCTGTCCCCATCGCGGAAGCCCGCAGCCCTTTAACATCGACCCCAGCCGCGACGTCACGAGGCGGGAGGCCCCATATGTGGGCTACAACATCGTCAAGTAGTGTCGCTGCGGGAAGCCCGTAGCGCTCTGCCAAGCCTTTTTCGTTGGCGAGACGCCGCACATGGTCCATGTAGGCTTGAACCTTATCTGGGTTCCAATCAGGCGGCGGAACTTCAGGAAGCTTCTCTGCAGACGCAGGCGAAGGCGCTTGCGTTCTAGCCTCGGTTTTCATGTTGTGGATGATCTCGTCAGGTGACTGCGTGTATTTGGGGGACATCACTACATCCAGTTGCGGGGAGGGGGCTTGAAGGGGTTCTTGCGCTGATTGCGGTTGTGGCGATTGTACCGGTCGAGGTCCGCGATTGTAAGCTGACCGGGATGCCGCTCATTAACCTCTTCTAGGTTATCTGGCGTGAAGTGGCGACGGGACAGGATGTCGGCAGCCATGACAGCGGTTCTTGCGCGGTCGAAGTGGTGGGTCTCGCCGTCGAGGCCCTTCACTCTCTTCTTGCGCGAACCATCGTAGTTCAGCAGCTGGTGGAGCAGTCCCCTGGACCGGAGCTCGATGTCTTCCTGTCGGAGCATCCGAACCAGGCGAGCCTCGGCTTCCTGAATCCGCTTGTCGGTGGCGTACCAACCAGGATGGTTGCGGTTGGTCCACAGCAGCTTCTTGCAGCCGCCGTCCTTGAGCAGGGCGATACAGGCCGTGGCGTTGGACTCCACGGCGAGCAGGGCACCGTTGTACCGGGCCTGGACCTGCAGGAGTCGTCGGGAGAACCGGTCCGGTGGTTCTCTGTCCTCCCAGAACGCAACCTCTCTCCGCGTGATGGCGTTCCAGACAGTCAACGCACTCTTGTCGCCGTCTCCACCGAATCCCGCAGGGTCTGCAGTGATGACGTACTTGTCCCTGGGCTCGGGGGCGTCGATCTCTCTGCAGCCGGACAGGGCTACTGGAGGATCATTGACCGCACGTGCCAGGAGAGGCTTCAGTATCTCTATAGGCATAACCGGTGCGAAGGCGCCGAGCCAGCCATCATAGGGGTCTGAGGGGTACTTACTCGAGAAGAGTCTGGAGTCCCCTGCGAACTCGGTCTCGAGGGCGAGTCGGCGGAACGCCAGGTTGTCGAGAACCATGCCCGGGTGCCTCGACATGTATGTCTTTTCTTCTTCGGTGGGGACGAAACCGGCAGGGCTGACTCGACAACTGGGGTCGTGCCACCACTCGAGGAACAGAGAACTGAAGCGACCTCGCCCCTCGAGAGAAGACTGCCACATCTGCTCATGGTGACTGCCAGATCGTCCCGGCGTGGACTCCAAGATGACGCGGGCGTTGGGCCGTTTGTTCAATGTCGGGAAGATGTTGATCGCGGCTTTACGCTGCCACTGAGCTTCACCGAACTCGGTGATGACGAGGCGGTCGATGGAACGACCGATGGCAGGACTGCGTCCACCTGCAGTCAGGATCTTGATGGCGCCTCCGTGACAGAAGTGAATCTGGGTCGCACCAGCCTTGCGCCCATGAGCCAGTGGCATCTTCACGTCTTCGGGGAGTCGGTGGTAGGCAAACAGGATGCGCTCGAAGATGTCTTCAGCGGTGTCCTGGCGCTCTGCAATGAGTAGGCCCTTGATGCCGTTGAGGTACATACAGTCACGCAGCAGGAGCATGACACTGACGGTTGTGATCTTGGCCTGCCTGAACTTGTTGACCATGACCCAACGGTGGCTGCCGATAGAGTTGAGGAACTGCATCTGCGTGTTTGTCGGGTTCATGTAGCCCATGGACTCATCTTCTCGGATGATCTGACACATGCTCACGAAAGCAGACGGCGTGGAGAACATGGCTTGTATCTTGCCCATGTGCAGGCCGGGCGCTTCAGCGAAGTCGGCACCACCAGACACACTGGTGCCTGTCACAGGCTGAATCAAGCTGCTCATGATGAGATGGTATCATGGAGT